CTTTTGCAAACTCACCTTTCGCCGATCCAGGTGGTGTAACAGTCTTTGTCGCCTTAACAGGAAACAGGGTAAATATAAGCACTGGAACAGTTGGCATTAGTGCTTCTGCTAGAATATTACCAGGAGGTTCTGAGATAGAGATATCTATAGGTAATGTAACTACAAAAGTTAACCAAACAGTACCTGTATCAGGGTACAGAATAAACCTTGCAACTGGTACCGTTTCTGTGATATCATGGAACCCGATAGTTCCAGGGGCAACTGGTACCTGGGTACCTATTGACCCGGACAATCCGTAGGAGAAATATATGGCATCAAGTACGTCGAGCGACTTAAAACTAGAACTAATTACTACAGGTGAAAAATCAGGTACCTGGGGTACTATTACAAACACGAATTTACAGATATTAGAGCAAGCAGCATCAGGATACTTATCTCTTAATGTGGGATCTGGTGATGTAGCTTTATCTTTAGCAAACCATGCTACAGCAAATGGTAAAAATCTATACTACAAGTTTACTGGTACATTAACTGCAAACAGAACAGTCACTATGCCAGACTCTGCAGAAAGAGTATTTATTGTAGAAGATGGCACAACTAGAACTTCTTCTAATTATACATTAACAGTTAAAACTGTATCAGGGACCGGGCTAGCTTTACCAATAGGGTCTACAACAGTTTTATATTCTGACGGTACAAATATTACAGGTAAACTACAAACCAAAGGATACTACACACCATCTGCAACATATACTACAGTCAATGGCGATCAAATTTTAGTTGACACATCTGGAAGTGGTATAAGTGCTGCGGTTACAATAAACCTACCTGCTTCACCCGCTATTGGAAATGAAGTTACATTTATTGATAGTGGAAACAATCTTGCATCTAACAACCTTACTGTTGGTAGAAATGGATCTAATATAAATGGATCTGGATCTGATTTAGTTGTTTCAACAAATGCTTCAGCTTTTACCTTGGTGTATGTTAATGCAGCGAGAGGCTGGGTATACAAAGACAAAATATAGGAGCTGGTACGTGGCCCTATTAGACTTTACATTCTTTCCAGGAATCGACAAACAGAATACGTCTGTTGGTGCTGAACGACGTTGGGTTGATTGTGACAATGTAAGATTTAGATACATGCTACCAGAAAAAGTTGGTGGTTGGTCCTCACTTGTTACAGATACTATATGTGGTGTAGCGCGAAGAGAGTTTGCATTTGTTGATCTTGATGGTAACCGTTATGTTGCTATTGGAACAGACAAGTTTTTATTATTATACTTTGAAGGTCAGCTCTATGACATCACACCTGTAAAGACGGCTTTAACTAGCGCAACAATTGCAACTACGTCTGGTTCTGCTATTTGTTCTGTAACTAAAGCTAGTCATAACTTGGTAGCGGGTGACATTGTACAATTTAACAATGTAACATTACCAAGCGGTACAGGTTATTCTGATTCTGATTTTGAAGATAAAAACTTTCAAGTGACTTCTGTTACATCATCTTCTGTATTTACAGTTACACAAAGCTCTAACGCATCAGCAACTGTGTCTACAGGAGGTAGTATAGAATTAATTCCTTACGAGCCAGTAGGTCCTGCAGCACAATCATATGGTTATGGTTGGGGTACAGATACTTGGGGAGCAGGTAAATGGGGTGAAGCATCATCAGCAGATGAAGTAACACTAGAACCAGGGCTATGGTCATTAAGTAATTTTGGAGAAGTATTAGTTGCAACAATTGCAAATGGTAAAACATTTACATGGAACGCTGGAGCTACAACACCACTAGAAGTAAGAGCGTCAACAGCTACATCTGGATTTGCAACTACAAATAATCCAACTGCAACAAGGGTAACACTAGTGTCACCAACAACTCGTCACTTAATACATCTTGGAACAGAAACAACTATAGGTACACCAGCAACACAAGACGATATGTTCATAAGATTCTCTGAACAAGAAGATATAAATGACTATACAGTAACAGCGATTAACACAGCTGGTTCACAAAGGCTTCAAGATGGCACAAGAATTATGGGTGCATTAAAAGCAAAAGAATCTATTCTAGTTTGGACCGACAATGCATTATATACAATGAAATTTATTGGTGCTCCGTTTACATTTGGTTTTGAACAGGTGGGTACTAACTGTGGATTGATAGGTAAGAATGCAGCTGTCGAAATAGATGGTGTTGCGTATTGGATGTCACCAAACGGATTCTTTATGTTCGATGGTACAGTTAAATCACTACCATGTTCTGTACAAGATTATGTTTATGATCAAGCTGATACTACAAAAGGACAACAAGTATATGCAGGATTAAACAATCAGTTTACAGAGGTAGTATGGTACTATCCAACAACTAATTCAGAATACAACGATCAATATGTTGTATATAATTATGGTGAAAGCAACGCTAGAACAGGAACTGTTTGGTATGTAGGAACAGAAGCTAGAACTACATGGATTGATGCAACAGTATATCCTACACCTTTTGCAACTAAGTTTGACGATAGTGCATCAGGTACATTTCCAGTCATTATTGGAGAATCAGGGCTCGGGCAAACTACATTATTTGAACATGAGGTAGGTACAGACCAAGTAAACCCCGATGGATCTACAACAACAGTTACATCTTTTATACAATCATATGACTATGATCTTCAACAAATGCAGAGAGGTCAGTCATATGCTATAGCAGGTGATGTATTCTTAGCTGTAAGAAGGTTTTTACCAGATTTTAAAACGTTAGCAGGTAATGCAAAAGTAACATTAGCTGTTAAAAGATACCCTTCAGATTCACAAACTGCAACGTCTTTGAGTCCATTTACAATTACCGCAAGTACTGATAAAAAGGATACAAGAGCACGTGGAAGATTTGTAAATATAAAAATAGAAAACGATGCCGTATCTGAATCGTGGCGATTTGGCACATTTAGATTAGATGTACAACCTGATGGGAGAAGATAATGGCTAAAATAGCAATAAGATTACCAGAACCAAAAGAAGAGTACGATATATCTAACCAAAAACAGATTAATAGAGCTGTTACTTTGATTGTAGAACAGTTAAATTCAACATTTTTAGATGAACAAAAACAGGAGCAAGAAAGGTTTTCTTGGTTTATAGGTGGCTAACGTATATAAAAACGCAAAGGTAGATTTTACAACGACTGATAATACTACAGTCTATACATCGCCTAGTAATTCTAGAGCGATTATAAAAAGTATTTTAGTATCTGATGATTCAGGCAGTGGAGATAGTATTAATGTAACTTTAACAGATGCAAGTGCAGCAGTATTTTCTCTTTTTAAAACAAAAGCAGTGTCTGCAAATGCTACAGAAGAGTTGATAAGTCAGCCAATTATATTACAAGAGAGTGAGATATTAAAAGCACAAGCAACAACTGCAGGTAGACTACACATGGTAGTTTCTCTGCTAGAAATAAATAGGGACTAATATGTTTATAGAAGAAGGTGAAGTAGCATATACATACATAAACGGCAAGAAGGTGCCGGTTGTAAAATGTGAAACAGAAGTAGTTTTAAGAAACAAAGAAACTAATTACGAGTATAACTCAGATCAAGAAGCAGAGGATGATATTGCAAATCCAAATACTGCTACACAGAGGGAACACGTAACTAGATCATTAAAAGTAAAAGTAGCAGCGATGCCACCATTAGGTGCAGCATCTGATGAGGACAAAGAAGAATAATGTTAAGTCAATACGATCAATCGATATACGACCAAGGGTATAAATATATACCTCAGAGTAAATATTTATTGAATCCGTTTCAAGTACCTGCAGGTAGTGAAAACGAAGTACCTACTGGTATAGCTACAACTTATCAAGCACAGAACATGGGTGGTGGCGGAGGTGGAGGATTTAATCCGTATAATACTGACATGAGTCAGATAAGAACTGACTTTAGACCCGACTATGATTTTAGAGCTTATCAAGACTTTGGTGTAACAAATCCAGATCAACTTACAACAGAACAGAGAAAAGAAATGGATCAAAACCAAGAATATTATTATGACCGTCCTTCTGCAATGCAACAAAAGATAGGTGGTCTAATGAATTTTATTCCAGGTATGGGAACATTAAAAAAAGGTGCTGAGTTTATTGGAGGTTTGCTTAAAGATAAATTACCAATAAACCAAAGAGCTATTTTAGAAAATCAATTAAGAGGTTCTGGTGTTTTAACTGATGACATTGGTAGAATAGTAGCTGCTCCTGGTCAATACAATACACCTGAAGGTATTATGGCTGGATACAATGCAGCACAAATGACCGATGCAACTTTTGATAAAAGAACAGGTAATATAGCAGAAACATTAGCAGATAAATATGGCTTTACTGCTGTTGACATTGCTAATTTAAATGCGGGTATCATTACTCCAGAAATGGAACAAAAAGCTTACAACCCTACTATGAGAAAAACATCTAACTTATTAACAAACTATATTAATATAAACAAAGCAAAAATAAACTTTAACAGAAAACAGAAAAAAGCTGACGACATAGTTGCATTTAAAGAAAAACAAAAAGCGTTTAAAGATGCACAAAATGCTAAAGACAGTGACAACGATGGTGTACCAGATTATGTAGAAAAAGCAGGTGGATCTTATGATGGTGGTTATCATGGTGCTGAAGGTGGGTTTGAAAATACTGGTAGTAGCAGTAGTAGCAGTAGCAGTAGTGGCAGTAGTGGTGGACCATATGGTGGTGGACCAGGTGGTATACATAGTGGATACATGTATGGTGGTAGAGTGCCTTATATGATGGGCGGACTAACTGACCTTGTAGATATATATGATTGATTATAGGAGAAAAAGACTATAAAAAGGACAAACTATGGCAATTTCAAGAATGGATATGGAAAGACAACTTAGAGCTGGCGGTGGTATCATGACACTAGAATCTTTC